TAAATCTTTCTTAAGTATCTGAGTCCATTGATCGACTGTTAGTCTTTCAGGGAATTCATACTCTACGTCATCTACTTTTAGTTTGAACATCTTACTATTAAATATAAGGGTTTGTGTTTATGAAATATACCACTGTGGAATTATTAAACTCTGTGGAATAACCGGTGGAATTACTTAGTACCTCCCACTTCCTGTCACGGCGTACTGTCCATAGGTTTTATTTTGTTTACGATTGTAGTTTGCAATTGCCAGTGAGATTACGGTATCATCGTTAAGACCGTTAGGATGTCCGTAGCGGATGTTTCTAGTCTTTGGATTATATTCATAACTGAAAGACATTAACTCACTTGAGAGGGACCCGAATAAGGTTTCATCTGGAATCTTAATAGTAGTTTCGTTCATGTCTAATATCAGACCTTCGATGATTTCATTCTTACTCTTACTACTTGTAATAAATGGATGTGTATCTTGGTGTTTCTTTTTTATCTGTTCAAAGATTACATCACCTATACTATTTACTTCTACCATAGCGGTTGCATTCCATTTCTTTAAACCTGTTAGGATATTGTTAGTCATTGTAGTCCATTCAGTCTTGTTGTCTCTATAGATATCTATTACTTGTCCGGTTGAATCTATATAGGTTGCTACTGTATAATCGTTTGCTCGACCTAAATCTATTCCACAGTATACTTTACCTATTGGTCTTGGATATTGTTGGAATTGGTTCTTCTTTATATTTGTGAATACTTCTCCACCTCCATCGATAAACTCTGCTAGATATTCTTGTTGGAATACTTTTTCTGGTAGGGTACGTTTGGCGTCTTCGATCTCGGATGGATCTATATAAGGAGTATCGTATGAGGATCCTGTATATGATTCGTAGTTTGGATGGTCTTCTGATTTACCTAATTGAAATAGATTATAAAACCAGTTCTTACCTTTAGGTGTAGATATAAATAGTATCTTCTTTCCTTTTACTAAGAATATTGGTCGGATTGCTTCGGTCCATGCTTCGTCTTTACAGAAGGCTGCTTCATCTATTATACCATAGTCACATGTTAATCCACGTAAGTTATCGTATCTCTCTGCGGATCTGAATAAGTACTCTGTTCCGTTTTTTAAGGTTATACTGTTATCTGAGTAATTACAGTTTTTGACAATACCACTTTCACCTATGGCTTGCATTAATTCTTTTTGTACTTTATTGGTCTGACTGTATACTGGACTTACCCATAAGATTTTGCATGGTCCATTGTTGAGACCCCAGTATAGAAGTAAGTTCATTGCTGCCATACTCTTCCCGAACTGTCTCCCAACGCAGGCAATATGGTTTTTCGCTCCACTCGATAGAATAGCCTCTATCATTTCCCTCTGCTTCGGATGTGGTGTAAATCCTGTAAATATCTTCATACATTATTTATTCCTCTAATCTTTCCTCACTATTGATATCTGGTCCAAAGTTAAACTTAACGTTCTTAAATAAGTCTTCACCATCATTACCTGTTATTTCTTGTCTACCTAATTTAGGTATGATATATTCTGATAGTCTTAACATTAGGTCCATTGCTTTTGCTGGATCGTCTCCTGCTATTTGACTTAACCAGATTGACATATTATCTAGATTGTCTTCTGTTAGTTTTTGGTAAGCTTCTCTTATCTCTTTAGTATTCTTATTAAGAGTTCCTTTCTTTCTACCGTTAGGGTTTCCTGATTGTCCTGGTTTAAACATAATTATTTGTTGTTTTTAGATAGCAATATATCTTTCGAAATAGTGCTTTATAAGGTTAATTGTAGTTCTTACGCAACGACCACATCCGTTTGGTTTCTTCTTTTCTCCAGTTAATCTATTATAGATATCATAGAGATGTTGCTTTTCTTCTTTGGTAAAATGAGTAGAAACATATAGAAAGTTCTTACGTTCTAATAACCAATTGTAATCCTGTGGGTTCATCATGATTTGTTTAGTTCTTTGTTTATAAGTTCTGCTAATACACCAGTTGCGATACTATTAAATATAAACCACTCATGAGTTGTAATCATAAACGGTATTAAACTAATCCAGAATGCAAAACATAGTGGACAATTAAATGGTTTATAATCTATCTTAAACCTTTGTAGTATCGTCTGGTATATTGGTACTTCCATTAGGACTGCTACTATACAAGCAATACCTATTATTAAGTTATAGTTCATCATCTATTCCTCTATTTTTTAATTGTTGTTTGATATATTTCTTTGCGTCTTCTACTGCTCTACTAATTGTTGTTCGTGGAATTCCTACTTCTCTACTGATTTTACTGAAGTTTTGTTCTTTAGAATACATTTGAAAGAGTACTGCTTGAAAGTAGAGTTCCTTACTATCTGATACCATCTCTTCTAGGATCACCTCGATAGTGTCTATTAAAATATCTTGATCAACGTTATAATCTATATCAGAAAATTCTAACTGTGTCGTATCGGGAAGACTATGCATTCTATTCTTTTGACGGATATCCTTATGATATTGACTTGTTGATGAATGAAAACTCCTATGAATGATACCAGAAAGGAATTGCATTGCTCTATTGGTCTCTATTAATTCTACTGCACGTTCATGGATCATAAACTTTTCTATACAGTAGTGCCCTAGTTCCTCCCATTCCGGGTGGGATCTACAGATCTTTTTTGACATCAACATAATGTCTTCATACTTATTGGTTATAAAGGTATTCAACAAATTCTAATGTGTCTTTATATAATTGACATACTTCATATGCCTCGTTTTTCTCCAGCTCATTCATATCTAATCTTAGGAGCACTTCTGGTGGAAGATCTTCATCTAAACTTATATCTATATAAACTTTCCATAGGAGTGACGCTACCTCAATCTTACGTTCTTCTGGTAAGTCAAGGTAATGTGATAGTACTACTTCATGTTCTCTGTTAATATACATTATCCAACTAAGAAGTTTTTAAATTCTAGATAACCTGCTGATCTTCTATTGGTATCATATTGGATTAAGGTCTCTGTTTCGTTTATAATCTCATTACCACCAAACCATTGACCCATTAGGTAACACCAGATTTTAATACAACGTAGTTTACTAATTGAGGTTACTGCGACACCTACTTCTCCGTTACGGGATTTAGATTTTACGTTCTTAAAACGAACTAAATAGTTGTAGTGATCTATCTTAGCAAAGTCAAAGTGTTCCCTTAAGATTTCAGTACGTGGTCCGAATAGATTAGGGTTGGTAGCATTCTCATCGAATACAATCTTTTTAAAGTCTCCAGCATTCATGTTATACCAATGTTCGTATCCATACTTTGCAGCGATTAGATACATCATTGATGTAAACATCTTATCTCCGTCTGAAAATTCTGTAGGATCGATTTGATTAGGTATAGTTAACTTCATGTTTGTTTTTGTTTATTAGATTATATATCCATTTTTAAAAGTTTCGAACCGAGGACTCCCATTACAGATTTACCAGTTTCTATAACAAGAAAAAACCCTACCAAAATTAATTGATAGGGTTTAATGAAATTCTAAAATGGAATATTATATATTTACTTTCTTAGATTAGTATCTTTAAGATTTACTATGTCTACCATCTCATTTAATCTATCCATAACTCTGGGACCATACTTTTTAAGTAACGTGATTGGTAAAAAGTTTGAAGTCATATATAATTTAATAGGAGTTTCAGCACTTTGATTAATTGCATAAATCTTTTGAATAACAAATGCTATTGGATCTAATTCATTACCAAAGTTTTTAACCTGTTCTTCTGCACCTAAATCATCTATAGTTACCTTCATACCTTCGTATGCTATCATATTATTAATCTTCGCTTTAACGGTTTCAATACCTTCTGCTTGATAATCTAATGCTACATCAATAGCTGATACCATTCTTTGTGTTTTTAAAGCAAAGGTTTTACCCTGTCCAGGTTCTCCTAATACTAGTAATCCTTTAGTACCATTTCCTTTACTTTCCTTTACTAGTACTGCTAGTTCTTCTCTGTTTACTTCTTTCATAATTAAAATTTATCTGTATGTTGTGTTGTTGGTTTATCGTTTTGTTTATTGTTCTTTGTTTCTTCTGCTTCTAACCACTTTTCACTAAAGCATTCCTCCACAATATAGTTTTGTAACGATTTAATAAATCTAGGTTCATTAGCTGTTGCTAGATATCTTTTTAGGTTTACTGCTGCTAACTTAGCATTATCCTTAGTTAGTAGTTTAAACTTCTTTAATCCATGTTGTCGGTTACCTATTCTATTAGCAGGATAATTATCAACTATCTTAAAAAATATCTTACCATAATAATCTTCATCAGACGTTACGTCTAATATATTAGATATTTTAGTATTATTACTAGTACTATTATCCTGATCACCTGTGACTATAGGTCTATGGTCATTTATGACTACAGGTCTATGTTCATTTTTGACTATACCTATGTTCAAGAATATCTTACGCATTTCTATATGCTTAGTACCTTCTTTATAGATATTTTGTCTAGTTACAATTCCAATATCTTCTAATTCTTTAAGACATCTAGTAATAGTTGAAGTACTGCATTTCATTACTTTTTCAAAATAACCATTAGTAGCATAACAGTATTTCTTTTTATTCGCTAACACAGATACATGTCCATACAATATCATTGCTTTCGCTGTAATTTCCGAATCCCATACTTCTGCGGGGATATTCATGTAATAAGATTGTTCGTTCATTTTCTTTTTCATTAAACCATATAGTATTTTTCTTCTATTCTTCGGATTGCTCCGCGTTGAACTAAACCATTTAAGGTCCAGTTAATCTCTTTCCATCTCATATTAGCACATTGCATTAAATAGTTAATATGTAGTGGGGACTCATTTAAGGTCGCTTTAAAACATTGACATAGTAATATGCCTTGTTCTAAAGATAATTCACCTTGTGATACAAGAGCATCAACGTGTGCTTTGTATTCGCTAAATGTTGGTAGATCTTCCATGATTAAAATATATCTGTTATGGTTATGTTAAAAAATTCGTAGTGAGTTCTGTTAATTCTTTTAACCCATCCTTCTTTTATCATCCTTGGACGTAACCAATTGTTCCAATGAACTTTATTACAATTTATACCATTGTATAAATCTTTACCTTTAAAGTTTTGAATTCCATACTCGAATAACCAAAGTAGTGCTAACTTCATTGATGGACTCCATTCTTCGTGTGCCATTACATGTTTACGAACTTGCTTTAAGTTCTCTGCTTTTTGTTCTGCATTCATAATATTATTATTTTATTTTAAATGTAGTATCATTAGGTCAACTACATAGGTTATACTATATATCCATGAATAGTTTCATAATTTCCCATTTTGGAAAATAAAGACAAAAAAAGACCCGAGCGTTAACCCGGGTCCCAAATAATAATAAAATAAAATAATAAAAATGAATAACCTTTGGTTGGCGTACCTTATGTTAATCAGGTATTATATATCTAGTTTTTAAATAGTTTCAATCTATGTAATAACTAATGCTCCTGCATCAGATACTGTTAATTTGTATTCAGTTCCATTAGGTGAATACATAATGATTCCTCCACCAACTGTTTGAACTTCTAATTCTTGGATAGAAACAGTATTTGCTTTTTGTGCGTTTACTTGAAATCCGATTGCGAATGCTCCTGGTTGGTTTGCTGCAGTTCCATTACCAAATCCACCCGAATTATTTGCTGTAATACTAATTCCTGAACCTACACCTACTGCGAATGATCCGGAAACTGTAGAACCTTCTCCACCAATTCCTACTGATTGTTCTCCTGATACATCAGTTGCACGTCCAATAGAAACACATCTACTTCCTGTTGCTCGAGCATTTGCATGTAGTGCGATACTTGTATTGATTGCAACTGATGATACTCCGATTGCTATTGATTGATCAGATGCTTGTCCAGCTCCACCAATCATAATATTGTCACTTCCTCCATTGGTAATACATCCGTCACCGATTGCAATATCTCTTGTGTTTCC